ATTTTAGTTTGGAAATGAGTTCTGATACATTACTTGCAAAACTACTTTCTTTATATATTTATGAAGAATTTGGGCATATAATATCATATCAGAAGTTAATGTCTTGATCAGAAGTATTGGATGATGAAAGTTATGAATATGCTATGAAAGGAAAAGCTTGGTTGGATAGTATTAGTTCAAAACTTTTAATATATGATGAAAGTTTGACAAGTAAATCTTTTTATAGAATAATGATGGAGAATTTGGAAGAATGAGGAACTTTTTCCAAATCCCCAGATGGTAGAAGACGAATTTATACGAAAAATAATGAAGAACAATGAGTTTGAGTAGTTATTGATCATATAGGACTTTGTTCTCCATCTCCAGGTAGTACCAAGAAAGAAGCAATTGATGACATATCACATATGTCTGTTTCATTCAGAGAAACATGTAAAGTGTCTTTCTATGTTTTAATGCAACAAAATAGAGCTGCATCTAATATGGATAGAAGAAAAGCGGAATTAACAGAATTAAGTGATGAAGACATTAAAGATTCTGGAGATCCGTACAACGACTGCTTAGTATGCATTGGTATATATCATCCATTAAAGTATAAAATTAAAACTCATAAAGGATTTCCAATAATTATTGAAAACGATAATCCTGCACCAGAAGATTTTATTGGTTTAAGAGATACTTATCGTGCTGCACAATTAATAAAAAATCGATTTGGACAGTCTGATAAAATTGTTCCTGTTAGTTTTTATGGTGAAATTGGTTATTGGAACGAACTTCCAAAAGCAAGTGAGATTAAGGACTTTAGAAAATATCTTAATCTCAATACAGCACTACAAGAAGAGGAAGAAGATGATTCTACAGTTGATGATTTAACTGGAGAAATTCAAAAACCTTTAACATTTAGTTTTTAATGGCGAATTTAATAGCTGTTGTAGGTTCCAGTGGAACCGGAAAAAGTTCTAGCATAAGAAATCTAGATTCTACGCAAACATTTATTGTCAATGTTGCGTCTAAACCGCTTCCATTTAAAGGATGGCGTAGCAAATACTCTGTTTGAAACAAAGATAATCCAACTGGAAATTATATAAACACAAGTAATGTTCAGACTATTGGACAAATTCTAAATTATATTAATACCAAGAGACCTGAAATTAAGAATGTTATTATCGAGGATTCACAGTATCTCATGGGTTTCGAATATATGGATAGGGCTCAAGAGAAGGGATTCCAAAAGTTTACTGATATTGCTCAGAAATTTTATAGCGTTCTAAAAGCAGCTATTATGATGAGAGATGATTTGAATGTTATCTTAACTTGTCATAGTGAAAATATTGGTACTGCAGATGAACCTCAGCTTAAAATAAAGACATTAGGAAAAATGATTGATAACTCAATTACTGTAGAGGGTCTATTTACCTATGTCTTCTTTACTGATATTCGTAAAGGTGAAGATGATAAACCTGAATATGTATTTCAAACACATTCTGATGGTACCACTACTGCAAAGAGTCCAATGGGTTGTTTCGAGGAAGATTATATTCCTAATGATTTGGAATATGTTCTGGAAAAAATAGCTGAATACGATGCTTAAAATTTCATTTGATTTTGATGAAAGTACTCAAAAAGTTAGCAATGTAAAAGTTGTTAACTCTAATTCTACAATAACAGCCAGCACAAAATCTTACGATCTGGGAGTTGAAGATAATAAATTGGTTCTTACTCCAAACGCAATTAGTCAATTAGGTGCTGTAGCTGGAGATAGAATTTCTGTAAACTATTGAACTGTGGATAATGAGACTACTTATCCTATTATAAGTAAATCAGACGTATTTACAGATGGAGCAAGTGGTAATAAATTAACGCAAAAGGGTACTATTTCATTTAAAGGTCAACAAAGAACCAGTCTATTAAAGTTTGGTTCTGCGTTTACATTCTCAGAATTTAAAGATAGAAGTGGAGAAGTCAAAGAAAATGTCTTTGTACTTACTCCTGTAGAAGATCAAGAAACACTAAAAGTAGAAGAAACTCTTGATGATGAAAAAGAACAAATTCAAGAAATTGATTCTACAAATAGTGCGATAGAAGATGAGATAGCAGAAATGCTCGGGGATAACTATGATGTACTCCCCTTCTAATTTAATTGATTTAATATATTTTTAATATGGGAATGTTTGATTTAAGCGCTACCACTGGCGTTAAAGAGAGTGGAAAGTTTCTTCAGGCTGGTATTCATAATGCTAAATTTGTTAGTGTAGAACTTGGTGAAGTTCATTCACAGAATAAGAACCAGGACTATAAAACCATGAAACTCACTCTTGATATTGATGGTTATGGTGA